TTGTGGAAGGTCAATTCAGTCCATGAACTTGATAGCGATCAAGCCAAGAAATTGATCGATCTATTTCTGGCACAGCCAAAGGTGTTGCCAGCAATCACAGTCACAGTCGGTGCATACAAGATCGGTGATGTCTATTACTCGATCCGCAAAGTGCGTGACAGCGATGCGCTGTATTGCTTGCGTTACAACCCAGACATCAAGGCGTGGGATAAAGATCAGAAAGCGATCTACGATCTCAAGCCAGAGAATCGTCTATCACTCAGCGATGCATCTGCATTCGGTATCGCTACTGGTACATGTGTCCATTGTGCTCGCACACTCACTCTTCAAAAGAGTGTGGTTGCTGGTATGGGCAAGTGGTGTGCACAGCACTACAGCAATTAACAAGTTTGTGTTAGCACTATCCGATCGTGGTCGGTGGTAATGCTCTGAAAAGCAATTGGTTGACTATTGACTGATTGAGTATCGATTCCTTCTAAGAACGAATTGACAGGCTGACCAATAGTGGTCAAAAAGAACTCTGAAATAGACGGCGAGTTCGTGCGCTTCCGATAGTGCTAACACAATCCCAATACAACTAAATATGTAACACCAAATCAACTACCTAGAGAAACGGAATATCATGTCAACATCAACTAACGCCTTCCTTGCAGAGATAACTGCAGATCAGTACTACACACGCCAATTCGCTGGCGTTGATGAAGTCGAGATCGCAGACTTCGCTGTTAAGCACAAGATGAACATTCTTACCTTCGGTCATTCTGGAACTGGTAAGACTTCATTCGCCGAGCACTATGCACGCATTCGTAATTGGAAATATGTAAATGTACCTTCGAACGATTCACTCTCTGCACCAGAAGTGCAGGGCAACATGGTGTTTGACCAAGAACTCGATCGTTGGAACTGGGTCAACTCACCAATCGTTGATGTCATCGAAAATGGTGGCGTGCTCAACATCGGTGAGATCGTGCATGGATCAAAGAGTTTCAAGAACTTCGTGGTGTCACTTCTTGATCATCGCCGTTATGTCACACTCACAGCGCACAAGGGCGAAGTCATCAAGGCTCACCCAGATCTCTTGATCATCGCTGACTTCAACCCGAACTATCGTGGCTCTGCTCCGCTACCAGAGCACATCGCAGATCGCTTCTCACTCAAGTTGCACTACGACTACGATCGTAAACTTGAAGAGAAGTATGTGGCTTCTGGATCTCTTCTGGATCTCGCATTCGGTATGCGTTCAACATCGGTCAATGACTCTTACTCGTCATCTGATCGCTCGACTGTATTCGAAACACCGATTACAGGTCGCATGCTCAAGACTTTCGAACTCGTTGCGAAAGAATTGAACTTCGATCTTGCTTGCGAGATCTTCACTAACAACTTCGCACCAGAAGAGCGTTCAGCAGTCAAGATGCTTCTCGAAGGTGCTTCATACAACATCAAGAGTGATCTAGCGATCGCTCAAGATGTCATCGAATCTGAACAGGTCTAAGGAGTAATCGTGACTACATTCAATGTAGATAAAATGCTGATCGACCCTATCGATCAATTCCTTGAAGAAGAGAAGCGACAGCGCATTGAACGCTTCTCTCAATTCTTCAATCGTGTTAACTCGGCATTCTCATTCCGTCATGTGACTGTGAAGGTCGAGAACTCATCGATGTCTGCACCAGCGTGGTCAACATCGAATGTAGTCACATTCAATTCCAGCCAACTCGGTGATCTCAAAGATGCAAAGCAGATCGCTGGTATCAAGGGATTGAATCTGCACGAGTTGTGCCACATTCTCTATACTCCAAGAGAAGGATCAGAACTCGTTGATCAGGTCGTTGAAGAGAAGTTGTGGCAATCATTCAATGCGCTAGAAGATCAGCGCATCGAAACTCTCTTCACCACTAAGTACCCTTCAACGATCGACTGGTTCACAGCCACGATCTTGATCCATTTCGTGGAGAATCCAAAGGCATTCGCTACCTCTTACCCACTATTGCGTGGTCGTAAGTACCTCTCAGTCGATCTACGAGCACAATCTCGTGCGATGTATCCAGAACCTCAGAACATCGATGAACTCTCTCAGATCGTTGATGAGTACCGCTTATTGGTATTCCCTGCCGATACTGAGAAAGGAATTGATCTCATTCGCCGATTTAATGCGTTGCTCCCAAAGGGTGACGGATCTGGTGAAGGTGGTGGTGCTGGTGAGGGTGGCACAGTCACTCTCACGCCAGCAGGTGAGGGCGAAGAGGGCGATGTCAATGTCGTGATCAACGACCCATTCGGTCATGGTCGCAGACCTACAGAGGGCATCGAATCGAACCCGAACTCTCGACCACTCAACCCTAAGCAACAGAAGGGCGATCGTGATCGTGCTTCTCAGCAGAAGTCACAAGATGATGCAGAGAAGGCAGAAGAGATCAAGAGTGCAAAGCCAACGATCGAAATCAACGCAGATCAAATTGATCTCGGTGATGCTGGCGATCAATCTGGTGATGCTGATGATCAGAGCGATCAGAGCGATGATCTCGACTCTGGTGATCAACCCAATTCTGGCGTTGCTGAGATGCTTGCAACAGCACTCGATGAGATCCTCTCTGATTACGACAATCAGAAGGAACTCAACGACATCATTCGACAGATTGGTGGCTTACCTTCTCTTGCTACCAATAATGCGAAAGAGCCAGATCTAACTCGCTACAACGCTCTTCCAGTCGATGCACTTACATTCCAAGCATCACGATCATTCGCTAAGGAATTGGAACGCTTGAAGGCTACATTCGATCCTGCATGGGATCGTTACGAGTCATCTGGTCGCTTCAATGTCCAGCGCATGTTGCGTGAAGATGATCGCAACACATTGTTCGATCAATGGAATACAGGCATCGAAGATGCGACAGAGATCGAGTGTGTAATTCTTCTCGATAACTCTGGATCAATGACTGGTAACAAAGCATCGAAAGCGTATCGCTCGATGTATGCGATCAAGCGAGCACTAGACAAGATCGGTGCTAACACGACTGTGGTCACATTCAACAGTTACACCAATGTCCTGTATCGCTCATCAGATAAAGCGACCAATGTCATTCGTGATGCTGGTGCTGGTGGTGGCACAGAACCTAATGAGGCTGTTAATTACGCAACGAAGATCCTTGCTGAGTCTGATAAGCCAGTAAAGATTTTCTTCGCAATCACAGACGGCGAATGGTACGGAGATCTTGATCTCGTGCATGATCAGATCGAGCGCATGGCTCGTGCTGGCGTACTAACTGCACTCGCTTACATCACCGATGTACCTGTCGCATTAACTCGTGACATGGCGCATCGATGCGAGATCGGTGCTGTCATCAATAACCCTATCGACTTGATTAACATGGCGAAAACGATCGTGAAGTATGGGATCACTCGCCGTCTTGTTAATCGCTAACTGTCACTCTCTAGGTGACATGAGTGGGGCGCATTTCGTGGAAGGCGTGCGCCTCACTCCCTACCAATTACAACTATCAAGGAGAATAAATAAATGAAGCAAGCAGATCTTAAACTCGGCGTTGAATACGCAATCATTCCTGCATGGGATTACTCATCAGCAGATAAGAAGAACCCAGACAAAGTCATTCGCAATCATGTTGCAAAGGCTGAGTTAGTTAGTCTGGACAAGTACGAGTACAAAGTATTTCGATTCGATTCACCAGAGAATCCGAACTTTCAACCTGCACCGCAAGGTGCACGATCTATCGGCTTCCTTGTTAAGTCGGATACATGGAGCAACGAAACTGTTTATTGGCTGGCTCGACCACAAGACATCGTGGCTGAGTACGAAAAGTTAGAGGTTCGTTGGTCTGCACTAGAGGCTGAACAGGCAAAGCGTGAGGCAGAAGAGAAGGCAGAGCGTGAAGCGCAGGAGCAGAAGCGCAGAGATCTGCAAGCCAAAGAGCAACGCAATCTCGACTCACTCAACGCATCACTACGAGCAATTCTTGGTGAGCGTGCTGGTCAGGTTCACTCTGACATCAACTCTCGCCGTAATAATGAAGGCAACTATGTGCCAGTAGCGGAGTTTACATTTACTAGTCGAACACTCTCGATCTTGGTCGAGAAGGTTCTTGAAGCGAAAGACTTGGTGGGCTAATGAGCGATTCATTCTATCTACAGCGTGTTAAAGAGTGCTTAGCGCAATCCGACAATCGGTACGAGCAGGTCGGTTCATTCCACTTCGGTCTTTGGCTTGGTGGTAAAAATCTGCATGCTGTTCACAAAATAACTCTTCGTAATATCACATTTTATGAAGAGCAATACAAGGGCTATCAACTCATTGTGATTGGTTGGCATAGAGAAGCGCAGACACTCTTCGATAAGTTTGATCAACAGATCACATACTTCTCTGGCACACAAGATGTTGTCCGATTTGGTGATTCTGTATCTGGTTATTCGTACTCTGCTTATGCGTGGCAATTAGGTGTGTTAGATGACATCGATCATCTCAACTATCTAACTGCCTACACCACGATCTCTGGGATTTGTTCATCAGCAAAGGAACAGACCACGATCAAGTCTGCAAAGAAGCGCATTGATCTCTTGGCAAAGATAGAGGCTCTACGAGATCGACTCAGCGACATCTGTACCGAGTACTACGGATCTGGTGATAATCCTTACAACGCTGTCGTTGGCGATGAGGTGTTCATTCAGGCACATGGTCGCAAGCGTAAAGGCGTGATCGTTGAAACAACTGGATCTCGATTCGTTGTCGGGTATTGCACACCGAGCAACACACGAGATCTCAAGCACAAGACACTTCCACTCACTCAACTATGGATAAAGGAAAAGTTATGAAACTTACAACTCGTGGCTGGATCGTGCTGGTAGTTATTCCAGCACTCTTCGCAATCTATGCGCTCGCTTGGGGCATGGATCACATCAACTGGGTGGGGGATCATTATTGCTTCCACTCTTCACTTCAATGCTATGGATTGGATAAATAACATGACCAAAGTTAAAGATTTAATCGAGCAGTTAAATCGAGATCTCAAGCCAGATGATCAGATCATCGTGGCGTACTGGGATAAGGAAACAGTTGAGCAGTATGCAGAAGTAACTCTCACCGATGATCAATGGACTGACATCGTTGCAGAGCAGAGCGCACATGAATCAATCGAACTCGAAAACTATGGTGCAACTCTGCAAGATATTGCATCAGAAGTTGGTCAATCAATCTACGATGAGCCAACAGATTAATAACAAAGGCTTTCAATACGACTCACAGGCAGAGGATTGGCATTATCAATGCTCTGCCTGTGGTGTCATGCTCTATGCACCAACGCTCTATGAGATCCAGAAGGCGTTACCAATACACACCAAAGGCAAGGACTGTTTAGGGGGTTACTGATGAAGGCAACGACCAAGCGATGCTTCAAATGCAATCGCTACAAGGCTCGACATCTTTACAATCGCAACAGCGCACGACCAGATAAGTTGCAGACCCAATGCAGGTCGTGCCAGAAGAAGTCGAGTTACGATCACTACACCGACAATCACAAGGTGATGATCAAGCAGACTAAGTACGCAAAGGCAAAGAGGCGTGCAGTACTTCAAGCGTATGTTGCTGAGTACAAGTCTGAGAACCCATGCGTGGACTGTGGCAACGCAGACATCAGAGGGTTGGACTTCGACCATGTAAGGGGCAAGAAGATCGCTGATGTATCTCTGCTCATTCAAGAGGGTGCACCATTGATCAAATTGCAGAAAGAGATTGGCAAGTGTGTTGTGCGCTGTGCGTACTGCCACAAGATCCGCACCAGCAAGAAGAATAAAGATTATCTTCATAGATACCTAACTCAATAAATCAATCTTGTTGGGTAGGGGTTAACGCATTCAACATGTTTTGTACATGCATGTTGACTCCTTTCGAGCGAAGGGCGGTCATGATCGGTGTCCAGCCGTAGCCGTACCTGCCTCTACTCGACCTTCTATTAAGGAGCATCAATGAATCTAATCACAATAGATGAGAGCAATCGCATCTTGTACGCATCATTTAGTGGAGAGAGTGCTGAGTCGATCGCAGATCGATTAAACATCTCTCTTTCAATAGTGCAGAAGCACATCAATGACTATAAAAACATTATAAGGGGGTAAGTGTGTTTACAGCAGAAGAGATTAAATCGATCATTACCTTTCGTGAGAATGGAATGTCATTAGATCAAGTTGCAAAGTTGTATGTAACTGATCGCATATCAATTCGAAAGATCGAAAGTAACTACTACAAGGGGGCTAACAATGGATAGAGAAGAAGAACTCGCCACAATCAAGATGATCAATTTTGCTAACGAGTTTCTCAAGGTAGCGCATGGGATCAAGAAGGAGAGCGATCGAGAAGATCAGTTGCCAGATGAGATTCAGGAATATCTGGCGAATGAACATCTGGATCGATTATTGAGAGAAGAGAATCTAGAGCCAGAGATGTTGATCTGGGGTCTGGTGAACATCATGGAGATCGTGTTAAAGATCGCAGACTTTAGCCCTGATCAACTCTCAGAGGTCATCACGCTATTTGTGAAGCAGAAGAGAGCAGAACTCAATGGATAGATTCGACATCACAGGCGCACCCTGTCAGTCTGGCGTTGATCCAGAGATCTTCTTTCCAGACTCTATGGATCACGCCAAGATTCAAGAAGCAAAGGCTGTATGCAAGGAGTGCTCAGTAACTCTTAAGTGCCTAACCTTTGCACTTAAAACTCACTCACAAGGCGTGTGGGGCGGTTTAACAGAGATCGAACGACAGAACTACCGAAGAAGAATGGAGCGACTTAATGCACATCAACAGAAAGCGAGTGAACTTAATTGAGCGAATGGCTAACAAATACCGACATCGCCAACCTCACAGGGTTGAAGATCGAAACGCTCTACAAATATCGAAAGCGCAACACCCTTCCAGAACCAGATCACTTGATCGGGCGAACGCCAGTCTGGAAACAGGAAACGATCAATCAATGGATAGCACAACGACCAACACTAGAAAAGGAAACAAATGACAACAAAATCACTAGATAACATTCAAGCCCTAAAAGAACTCGCACAGGAGTATGGCTTGGAGATCACAATCGTGCCCAACGATGAGAAGAAGATAAATCGCCCTCAGCACACCAACGCTGGAAAGACTTATCGCACCAAAGGAAAGATCCTTGCAGAGTTAAACTCTGCAAAGGCAGATCTACGGAAAGCCAAAGAGGAAAGAACTCAGATGCTTGCCCTAGCGAAAGAGAGCAGACGATCAGCGAAAGAGGCTCACGAGAGATCTGTTGTGCTTCTCAAGAAGGTTGAAGAACTAACTAAGGAAGCGATCGATCGTAAGATCCGAATTAGAAAGAGCAAGTAACTTTCGGATCTCACAATGCTCCACCAGAGTTACTTCACGACACATAAGCGGAGATCCCCACAGGTCACTATGTAATTGTGCTCCAGATCACATTGTGGTCTGGGGCATTTTTTTGACTATAAAGTTACTCATCAGTAACATTACCGACCAGTAACATCACCAGAGGGGGTGAGCATGTACGCAGTAAAGCGAAATAATCGGTGGACAGGGTATTACCGCTTGGGCGGTAAACGCCTCTCTGCTGGCACATACGACACGCAAGCCGAAGCCCAGTACCACGCTCTCATGGCTGAGAAGAATGGCGTAGATCAGCCTTCTAGGTCGGTTCTAACGCTCTCTCAATGGGTGGATCAATGGCTACCAGTCGCAGATATTCAGCCCATTACTAAACAGGGCTACGAGCGTGTGCTGAGAAAATACGCCTTGCCGAAATTGGGCGATCAGCAAGTAAGTCAGATCTCCACCCGTACGATTTCAAAGTTACTTGATCAACTCAAAGCCGAGAATGTCGGATCAGCCACGATCGCTCAAGTCAAGGCATCTCTGGGGTCAGCCTTCAAGAAGTTAGTCACGACAGGTGAGATCGCCAGTAACCCGACTCATGGGTTGACTGTAAAGACCCGACATGCAGACATTCAGAACATCGTTACGCCCGCAGAGTTTAAAGAGTTACTTAGTCATCTCCAGACGCAGGGTGCAAAGTTACTTGCTCAATTCTTGATCACAAGCGGTTGCAGATTCGGAGAAGCAACCGAGATCCGAGTCAAAGACTTCAACTTCACAACAGGTGAGGTGTTCATACAGCGCAGAGTAAGTGATCTGGGGTCAAGTCATGAAGGCAGATTTAAAGTCATAGATGCAACTAAATCGGGCTATAAACGATCAGTAATGCTCTCTAAAGCACTACTAACAGAGATAAATGCCTATGTCATAGCAAAAGCACTATCAAAAGAAGATCTGCTCTTCTCAAGATCGCTTGTATGTACAACAGGTAAACTAGAACCTTCTCGTGGCAGAACGAAGTCTGAGCGACCATTCGCAAAAGACGGAAAACTGTTTAAGCATGGCACGCTCTACTCCTACACACATGGGGGTTGCAGGTGTGAGGATTGCAGATCGGCAGTACGAAAGTATCGCCAGAAGCAAAAGCCATACCACAAGCGTGACATGATCGATCAATCGAGTCACTTGCCACGAGATGTATGGAGAACCATATGGAACAAAGCAATAGCCAAGTCAGGTATCGGCTGGAGTCCTAGAACTCACGATCTCAGGCACGCAAACGCCACAGCATTGTTAAAGAATGGTGTGGATCTGCATGAGGTCAAAGAGCGATTAGGGCATCAATCGATCAAAACAACGGAGAGGTATTTACACCGAATCCGCCACCACCAGTCAAAGGCATCGGAAGTCGCTAATGACTATTTGGAGTGATGTAACTATGAAAGCAATATCAAAAGCAAGAGTAATACTGGGGTCAATCTCAGTATCAGCAGTACTACTAGGAGTCATGATCGGGTTCTCAGCCCCAGCCATAGCCCCTAGTAAAGCAGAAGCCCAAACGCTAGTCCTCAAGCGATTTCAGAATGCCACAGTCCTTCCACCGAAGGATCTGGTCACTCTGTTAAGCGCAGTCGGGTTCAAAGGTCAAGCCTTGAAATATGCGTGGGCAGTCGCTATGAAAGAATCACATGGAAATGCGCTTGATTACAACGGCAACATTCATACTGGAGATCACTCGTATGGACTGTTCCAAATCAACATGCTGGGGTCTATGGGCGCAGATAGAAGATCCCAATTCGGTTTAGCGTACAACGCTCAACTGCTAAATCCTGTGACAAATGCTCAGATTGCTTATCACATGAGCAACGCTGGCAGAAATTGGGGTGCATGGCATGGAACACAGACATCGGTAGTCAAGTTCTGGCTAACGAAGTACCCATACAAGGCACACACTCAGGCAAAGGTGAAGGTCAAGCACGTTGGTGTTAAGACAAAGCCAATCAGAAAGACAAAGCCTAAGCAGAAGCAATAGCAGAAGCCATACCAGAAGCAATACGAGAAGCCCCTCGAAAGAGGGGCAACTCTTAAAGGAGCATAATGAAAGACGATTACAAGCAATACCAGAAGACCAAGACAGAAACTATCAAAGAGCACTATAAGCGTGCTGAACAGTGGCATCAACCAGAGTTGCCTTTCTACGGCGATACCAAAGAAGACTTCTATAGTCATGTATCTAAGAAAGCCACACCAAAAGTCTTATCAGAACAAGAAGTCAATGATCTATTTTGGGATTTGTTGATCAATCTTGGCTGGAAGTTAGATCAGCGAGAGAGCGATGGTAAGCGGTTAATCTTTGCTTGCCCAAAGTGCAACATGGTTATCGATGATCAGCCATACTCACAGTTACTTGCCAGCGATGCTGCAACAATGTTCAATGTGAAGGCGTTAAAGGGAATGTTACAGACCCACAATGGCGAGCCATGCAAAGCCATATCAGAAGAAGAGTAAAGCCATACCAGAAGCCATAGCAAAAGCCCCTATAGTTTATTTACTATAGGGGGTTTTCCTTTCGAAGGGGCTACACAGTAGCAGGCGTGTTGTCCTTGATCAACTTCACTTCACAAGCGTCGGTGGTGCAGTAAGCCTCACCAATAGCATCAGAAGCCATACCAGCATAGACACCAGCGAGATCGATAGGGAACAACTTCATGACTCCCTCGTTCTCATAGGTTTCTTCATCGATCTGGGTGTAAGGCATCTGTGGATAGACATCCTTCATCATAGGTAAGAATGAGACAGTCTTGAGTTGTCCATCGTACATATGCAAAGCCGTACCAATAGCCTTAGCCTCTGTCTCTGGATCAAAACTAATCGTTACTGAAACAGAGTTATCCGACCAATATCTTTGGGCGGTTGCAGCAAGTGCCATCTTCTCGTAGATTGATACGTCCTGCTCACTACGGCGTGCATCGCTCTTAATTGGAAAGTACACAACCTTTGTGTTCTCTGGATCTTCATTGGCTGGCTCAATGCGATAGTTAGCCATCTGGAAGAGTGGAAGCATTGGGTCAGTTGTACGGAAGCGAATGGTGCGGTAGAAGTACTTACCACCAACAGTCCAGTGAACTCCTGGAGATTCTCCAGCAAGGATAGAAACTGTGCCTGATGGCTTTACAGTTGTAGTCTTGATTGATTCACGAATACCGAGCCACTCTGAGTATGACTTATCGTAAGCCTGAATAACCTTGTAGCCCTCATCCATCCACTCACGAAGAGTTGGAAGACCACGAGTATCTGCAAAGTTAGCAACACCAGACATTGATGTACCAATACGGCGGTTGCGCTGCATGATTGCGTTGGTCTCTTCCCAATGTGTTGGGAGAAGCGTTACAGTCTTGGCATAGAGGTAAGCAAACTTGAGTGTGCGCTTGTAATCGTCAAGGTCTGTATGGCGGTTCAAGTAAGTCTCCACCAAGGTACAGCACTCGTATGATTCGAGAGACTGTTCAGCGCATGGGTTGTAGCCAGAGATACGCCAGTCCTTGTTGTTCTCTGGGTCTGCTAGGCGACCATACTTACGAGATACATCCATCCAGATAACCCCAGGCTCACCATTGCGGGCGATACCTTCGATGATTGGATCTAGGTCTTGACCTACAGATGTCTCAACAGAGTTGTTAGACATCCAGCCGTATGCCATACGATCTGGGTTCTTCTCGTAGTTCTTGAGATCAAGGAACTCTTGGTCATCAAGACGCCCCATGAGTAACTCTGCTGAACGGCGAACGTTGCCAGAGACAACACAGACGCCGATGAGGTTACCGATGTCCGCAATATCTCGACGAGTAAGTAACTCTCCACCACGGCCCGTAAACATAGAAGTTACATAGTTATGTAACTTGATTAGTGGATCTGGCCCTGCTGCGGTTCCACCAAAGATCCTGATGGGTTCTCCTGCTGGACGGATGACCGAGTAATCAAAGACAGGCTTCTTCGTATCTGGCTTAAGGTAACTATTGATGAGGGCGGCAGTTGACTCAACCCAACCTTCTCGTGTGTCTGGGATGACATAGGCGGTACTGTCTTCTTCTGGCGCATAGATCTTGAACTCCTTGTCTGCTCCTTTGTCATCGAATCCAACGCCCACTCCGAGCATTGATGCTTCCATGAGAAATGCAAATGGCTTTGCTGGGTCGTTCTTGGTCATTGACCCTGTTGATACGAAAGCGCAGTTCTGCAGAGCAGCAGAGTTGCGTTGCTCGTTGACGAGCGGTGTACCCATAACCCACAAGCCTCGTCCTGGCGGTGTCCACTTAAGGTTCCACAAACGGTCAAAGGCTTCCTTAGCCGATGAAGCAGCCTTGGCATCTGACCATGGGAGGCGCTGACTTTTGGCGTGATCCTTTTGGATGGAGTACATGCCGTTGATGACACGCTCACAGTTGTCAGTCCATGTTTCCTTTGTACCATCTGCCTTAAGTCGTGAATAGGTACGAAGATAGGTGATCTCACCTACCGAGTTACCTGCTGCATCACGATACCCAAATGGCGCTTGCTTGGAGCGATATGGAGCCACAAACTCGTCTGCCAATTTGAATGAAAATAACGACATTTACTTACCCTATTTCTCTAATTGTCTAAATACCCCTCAATGGGTAACGTATTATTCTTGGTGTTAACCTAACGTACACTTGCTAACTTGCAAAACTGAAATGGTCAGGGATGAAAGGGTAAACCGCCTACCACCTTGATCCACTTCCCTCCACTTGCTGTTATCAGATCAAACTAATCTTCAATAGACTGCTGTATGATCCTTGTCACAGACTCTTCTTTGATCGTCTCTGGCATATCCCGAAGGGCTGCAGCACGATCTCCAAAGATAGCAGAGAGTACGCCACCACTAGATTGGCGCTGTGCGGTGATTTGGATAAACTCTTTATTGGACTCAAGATCTTTAACTTGGTTAACTAACTTTAACAACCTGTCCATCTCTTGAGACAAGTTAGGGTCTGCGTAGCCACCGTTCATTTCCTCTGCAAATCGCATAAAAGCCACTCTTTGCCCCTGCATTTCAAGAATGGCAGTCATTAATCCTTTGAGTTGGTCTTTAGTTTTTACTTCTACTGGAAGATTAAATGCACACATATTGTCAGGTTTGAAGGCTGGACAGTTACTTGCAACAAAGCATGTGTTGCATTGACGAAGCGATGATTGCTGGGAATGAACCACAGGAACATCTTGCAAAACGTCTTTGCCGTTCTCGTCTTGCTCTACGACTGTCTTGAACTTGTACCCAAAAACAGGAAGGTTTGTCATCTCTTCTGGGTCTCTTGGAACCACAGGATTGGGCGAAACTTTCCGCACTTCTGGAGCACTGTTATCAGAAGACCCCCCACCCAATTCCATCATTAACCCTGTATAGAGGGTGTCGCTGTTATCAGATACTTGGGCATCTTTAGCACCATCAATGATGTGAAAGTTAGGGCTTTTCTTGTCCATGGATTCCTCTAGTTTCTTATATGACCAGATGGCTACTCTAGTCGCTTCAAGGGTACTATCTTCTTTAAACGCCAAATAGTCTAGACCTGCGCCTTCAACTACAGACTTATATCGAAGTCGTGCTTGGTCTTTCATCTTCTTCGGGTAGCGGACTAACTTGCTACCATCCCAGATGATTGTCTCGCCCCTACGCATGGGCGAAAGCCATGACAATGTGCTGGCGGTGACAAATGGTACCTGCCGTAGGTTGTCTGGCTTGGCACAGCCAAGGGCATGGAATTTAGTTCCGTACTGTCTGATGTAACTTCGGGCCAGGGCCGATAAGTTAGTTACTGACTCAATCTCGGCATTGGGGATCATGACATTTCGGTGCTTAGCGGACATCTCAAGTAACTCGTGTAGCCCATACTCTTCATGCCACACAACATAAAGTTTAGGGTCATTACTGAAAAAAGGTCTTTGCGCTTTTACCCAGTCATAGCCCAAGGTCAGGGAGTCAAACTCTTGAAAGCCTATGGCTTGGTCTGCGTTGTTGACTAGGAACTCTTGGTAGTCAGCGGCAAGGTCAAGTAACTCTTGGCGGGACAGCCCAGCCTTCTCAGCCTGTTGTGCCCCTGATTCGATGAAGACTTGGGTCTCTGGCAGGAAGTGCTCACTTATAAGCCACAACTTAGTCTTGGGTAACCCACGCTTACGAAGACCCCAATAGTTGAGTCCCATCGACTCAACTTTCATGCCTTCTAAGAGGGTGCGGTTAGAGCCAACCTCAACACCCGAAAAGATGATCTTCATTAATCCTGCCAGAGATCGGCTTCAACAGGCTTGGCGTAAGTCTTTGATTTAGCGACATTTACACGATCTATAGCCTGCTCAATGTCAGTCCATTTTCGGACAGATTTAGGGGCATCTGGGCGATGTTCTACAGGAAGGTGGCTTGGGTGGCTAATTAACAAAGATGGAACAGCCTGTGTCTCAAAGACCCATGCACACATAGCAGGATCAGAGTCCACATATAACTCGATAGGTGCTCGGCTTCTGTTAAGAATGAATTGACGCTTTTTTAGGTCATCGCCTTCGAGAGCGACTTCATCGCCCATAAGATCATCATAAGCAATGATTCCATGCGAATGAAGCCAATGCTCTGCATCGTCCTTATTGCGCTTGGTAATGATGGCTGTGCGATGCTTATCCGCTAGGGCATAATAAACAACGACACCTGCTCGGTTTGGCTCGCCTGATTCCGAACTAAGTACTCCGTCTAGATTCAACAGTATATTCAACGTTTATCCTTAATTTTATTAGTCTTTAAACCTAACTGGAACTTGAGCATTGGGGTCAATATCGTGCATAATGGCTAGTCTATGAGTTCCATCAAAGATTTGGGGTTTAACGCCAAGAAAAGAAAATCTTTGAGTTCCTGGTTTTTGAAGAACAATAGGATTTTGTATTCCTTCTGTCTTTATTTGATCATACAGACCGCTATTTTTTGCTTCTTCTAGTTTTCCTGCATATGAAGCCTTTGCACTCCATTGCCCTGGACTTCGGTCAGGATTACTGAACCGTTTTTTTACCTCTGATGCCGACATAAATTGAGCATTGCTTAATGAAGAAGTCATTAGCGTCCAGTTCTGTACGTGGCTGCTCGACGAATCAATGTTTGAGTATCAGGTAATTCTACGCCGTATGTCTGGCTTGCCTCATTGTTCTTGTACGCCTCATAGTAGTCACGCATCTTGCGAAGCGCAGGCACAGTGCCATATTTCTTTCCTGC